AAATCTAATTATAGGGTGCGACATATTTCCTCTTCCATTTTAAAAGACCACGGGAAACTATAAACTCAACTTAACCCGGATTGGCGGGGTCTACCACAGATGGAGGAGCAGGCACGTTGTGCGCCGCATCTTCTTTAGCTTTTCTAATCTCATATGCTTCAGTATTATTAATTAAGAAATCTCTAGTCATTCTATTGGCATACTGATGCGTTGTTTCTGGATTAGGAATCATTGGAGGAACATCAGGATCTGGAGGATCTAATTCTGGATCATAATCTGGATTAGGAACCTCTGCTCTATACTTATAGTTTATACACATAGCTGTGATTACTCGTTCAATATCTTGATCGGCAATCTCGACACAAAAAGTGGCCATTTGAATCTCCTTTGTAATAAAAAATCCGGTGGCAGCACACTGCCACCACCGGATGTCAAGTTCTCAGCCAAAGGCTAAAAGACGCTTAAAACGCTCCCAGCAACACACGACGGGTGTCGAGAGCGGCAAAGCCGTGCTCAGCCCAACCGTAAAGACCAGCGCGTCGTTGGCGATGCAAAGTATCATCTTCAAAGACTTCCACTGGAGCACGAACCGGCATAACAAAACTGTCGCGGTTGCGAAGGTCAAGACCAACCACTAGCTCAGTTTTGGTTCCGGGGAACGTACCACTAAGGTCATTAGTGTAGAAGTTCTGATACTCTTGACTCACGCCAAGCTCATCCAGCGTGTGAAGATTCACATTGAAAATGCGCGTCAAAAGGCCACCATCAGAAACGATTAATTCGCGACGAGTAACCGGATCAACTTCATCAACACCCCAGTTGCGGATGTCTTCAATTCCCTCAGGACTGAGGTAAAGATCAGTTAATTCACCACGATTGATTGAGGTGGAGTTACCGCCTCCATTTCGTCTCATGACAACTTTTAATAGAGAAACAAGTCTCTTACTAAATTGGCCAGCAGCGGCATCAGCGTCATAAATCATAACGTTGCGGTCAGCACCAGCAGAAATGAGGGTGTGCCAACCATCGTCGTTCATCTTTTTAACAAATGAACCTTGAAGCACATCCATCGCACGACCCACAACATCCCATCTCGCATCACGAGCATACTTAAGCAACCAATCAATGGATGCACCCACATCATAAGTGGGGACCATAACGTAGTCACCTTCAACATGCCGTTCCGGGATGCGACCGTGATTAGGAATTGTGTAAGCCACAAATTCCTTCTCAGTGCCCGGAGCTAAGAAATCCAACGGAAATTCAGAAGTGGCACCGGGAGCCAAACGAATCGGCTCAAAAATACCATCAAGAATATCTCCGCTCATCACGCCCTTACGAAGAGGGATCTCAAGAGCCTTAGCTAATTCGCGAGTGGCTCCAAGAGATTCCTCTCGGTTCATCGATCCCGCTCTCGTGAGCAGGTCATTCATCTCTGAAGTAGGTTCAAAATATTTCTTAGACATTATATATCTCCAATTATTGTTTTAAAATTAAACGATGTTAATATCGACTTTGCAATAGCCATCAGCGTCTTTTGTAGACAGGAAACGACCCACTGCAGTACCGGCTGAATATTGGCTAGAAGTAACTAGCTTGCCATCAGTCGCCATATAAGCCTGTTCGCCAAACACGGGCGTCCCAGAAATCATATTGGTCACTACCCAGCCACGACGAAGCAAGAGAACCTTATTTCCCTTTTGAACTTCATCTTTAGCAAAGTTGATATGTTGCTTAGTTAAGTCTAGATTAACCACGTCATTTAAAAGCAATCCAGCAGGATGCTTCGCCGCAGCTTCGCTAGCATTAGCTGGCTTTGCAACGACCGCAGTTGAATCGTCCATAGCAGCACCCGAACCTTGGCTACTGTAGCATACTACAATACCACGTTCAGATACTTCATTCATAAAAAAGCTAAGATCAGTTAAGTGTTCATCTCTATCTGGTCTCAATGCCATGATTTACTCTCCCGATGTTGAGTTGTTGTTTAAAATAACGGTTTCTACCCAATTAGCTAAGCTACTCCGAGTAGTCTCCAATTCTTCATCTTCACCAACGCTAGCGTCAGCTTCAACAGAAAGAGGAAAAGACTCTTCAGCTTGCACGGTCTCTAATACTTCTTCATCTGCTTTCTCTTCTAAGGCTTCTTGAGCCTCGGAAGTATCAGCCTCTTCAGCAACTTCTTCTTCTGCGCTTTGAGACGTATCGGGCTCAACCACGGCATCCGAAGTTTTCGTATAAGCCGAAAGGGTGACAGCTAGCGCATCAAATTGATCATCGCTCAAATCTGCGAAAGTCTCCAATTTAGCATCAGCCTCTTCTTCTGAAAGGCCAGCTTCAATAAGAGAAGCTTTTCGAGCACGAGTCTTTTCAATAGCTCTCATTTCGGCAACTTCAGCATCTAACTTAGCATAAGCTTCATTAGATGTTTCAAGAGCAGATGTAAGCTCCTCTGCAGCAGACTGAGCTGTTTCTAACTCTTTAGTCAAAGATTCAATTTGCTCTAAATTGGCTTTTGCTTGCTCAGTCAGTTCGTCGATAGTTTTTTCATATTTTTCAACGCTGGCTTCAGAAAGCTTATCAACCAAATCTTTATTTTCTGCTTGCGCAGATTCGAGAGCAGTCTTCAACTCTGCAATCTGTTCATTTAAGATTTCATTTGACATATCGTAACTCTCCTGTGTGTCAGAACAATTAAGGTTATCTATTTTCATTATTACACCATTTTCATTTAAAAACATGTTTTTAGATGAAATAGAGGCTTTATTAAATTCAAATACTCGATTTTGATCAAATATGATACTTTCAGGATTAGCGGGACGATCCACAAATCCTTTTCCGCTAAAAGTAATACTTCGTAATAAACGACCAACTTGATGGTCTTGATATTTACCTGTTCCACCATAAGAACGTAAATGCTGTGTCAAAAAGGCTGTTTCATCATTTCGGGCAAGTATGTGATTTTTACCATCTGGGGCAACCACCGCATAATCAAACCCTCGGAAAATACATTCCATAGAAACATGTTTTTGTCCAGCCTCAATTTGATTAATAAGGTCCAATGCACGTTTTTGATAAGCTTGGTCTTGCCACTGTTTATAAATAACAGAAGACACTAATATATGATAGTGGTCTGGAAGGTCTTTAGGATCTACATTTTCATCAATTAAATTAAAATTCTTATCCACAGCCCAATTATCAATCATTCCACCTACAATCTGCTTCTCATCATGCTCTAAGTTGGTAGGCTTATATTTAGGGGTATCTTTAGAAGCCCACACCTCTTCTTTGGCAAAAACGTCATCGTTCTTGTTCCAAGAGGTCGTAACCAAAATAGAGTACACATGATAGATATCCGCATCTTCTTTAGCAGCTTTAGCAAAAGGGAGGGGCTTCCAATTCTTTTGAATTTCGGCGGGTTGATCACTAAGAAGAACCGGAGCCTGATAAGCAATAGAGGCATTGGCGGAAATCAACGACTCCAAACCAGCATCTTTTTCGGCTTGAAAAATTTCTATTTTATTATTCATATTTTTACCCTATTCACAGTGCTCGACGTAGAAAGTAGCACGGATATTTCTAATTTCGTCAATACTTAATTTTCTATCCATATCATGAGAAGCGTTAGTAATCCACTCCTCACATTCTTGAATTACACCATTTGGCAACTTTTTGGCCAATCCTGCTCGAATGGCTTCTGCATCAACTAACTCTAGGTAATTAAGACTGCATAAAACAGAGAACTTAATTTGTTCGGACTCATTAAACTCCTGAGCAGTTAAGCTCCTCATGTTCTTTTTACCAAACTTACTAAGAATTCCCGGATTTAAAATTTCAGATATTTTTACTTGAGCCTCCTTAGCCCATAATTCAATAGAAGCTTTATTCTTAGGCTTAAACTGTCTTGGCTTACGAGACTGAACGTCTCTTGAATTTTGAGGTCGTCCGGGAGATCCGGGAGGTGCGGATTCATTATTGCGAGGTGGTGCCTTAGGTTGCTTCATATCTAATGCAGCCCTATCTCCCTTTTTCTTTTTCAACTCTACACCTACTTGACTTGGAGACGCCACTCCAGTCTGTAAGGCAATCTTTTCCAAACCATACTGTTTATCTACAGCATGATAGGGACTAATTTTCTCTAAATCTTTAGACACCCTAACTTTCTCCTCATCCACCACCCGACGTCTCTCAATATCGGGCTTAGCCTTAATATGTCGCTGAACAAATTCATCACTTACAATATTCCTATCAGCCATATTGACTAAGAGATTAGCTACTGACGTGGGATCATCCAAATACATAAAATCAAATTCCACTTGAGCTGCAAATCTAAAGCCCATTGTGGATTGCACGATCTTAACTTGATGATTCCAAAATTCTAACAAAGTATTACGAACATAACTTAAACGCTCAGTTAACGTTTTCAAAGAAATGAAATTGTTCGTCGTACCCGAAGCTCCAAAAGTTCCTGTTAATGTAGGGGGAATTCCTAGACATGCGTAAATAGCCATGAGAGTAGGACGATACTTTTCCTCGCCTAAGAAACGTTGAACATCCGTTCCCGTTTCAAGAAGCTCAATATCTGGACCCCAAACAATATCTGTTGTCCCACCACCAACATTAGCACCTAATATAGATTGTAGGGTTGAAGCAGCAGCTGGAGTAGGAGCTAACTTATGCTCTAAACTACCCAACTTAAAAATACGGATTTTAGAAATAGCACCGTCAAGAGCAGTTTTATCAGCTAGCTTTAATCTCTCATATAAAATAAGGTCATTAAAGCATGCATAAGTCATAGGGTCAGCCCACTCTTGCCAATCATCTTTTTTATAAAAATAAACGAATGTTTTGTCTTGAGGAAGTAAAACCCCTTTGTTTGTGTCAGCAGCTTGTATGATTTCTTGAGGAACTTGCTCTAAAATTCCACTATCAAAAGGATCATTAGAATTACGTAAACTTCTAATCATATTAACAATATGTTTAGGTAATTTCATTACATATTTACGTTCGCCAATCACATTAGCTAAAGGACCCCCTATAGCTTCTATAGTCAAGGGGTCAATAAAATAATACTGCCAAGGGATTTCGTTCTGAGAAAAATCAGAAACTTTTAGGTCTGCAATCATATCAGGAGAGGCAACCGACTTCTGCATTTCTAATCGTTTTTGTCTATTGATCTTAGCAGTGCTCATTCTTATGGGAACATTTGCCTCTCTAAACAACAAATTACAAAGTCGTTCAGAAACTTCTTTTCCGCGAACACGATTAAACCAATCATTGTAGAATTTTTCTACTCTTTTATTCTGATGGACTAATCGAACGCCTTGGCAAGCAAAATCGCCCATAAGGTCAATAGCATTTCTAATCAACCCTATTCTTCTATAAGCTGCGCGAGCAAAAGCAATAATATCTTTGGGTTTTTCTGGAACGGCTTGATCTGGTCTGAAATAGTCATAATCGCTATTTCTTAATCCCGGCCTTCCACTTAGAGAGGTGGTTAGATCAGAAAAATCTCTAATACGTGAACCGTATGAAGCAGTAGCACTCTCTTGAATAGCCTTCGTATATATTTGAAGGTTCTTTGCTTGATCTGCTTTACTACCTTCCCAACTTACATAAGCGGGACCATCAGCAGGAAACTCTTCTTTAGCATTTGGAGATTTTTTTCTTGCCACTTTTATTGCCTATATAGAATAATAGTAATTGATGGAAAATCAATACCTATTGATTATTACACCAAGAGAATTAATTACGACGAATTCCAAAGCAAGTATTTTGATTCATTTGAGCTGCCCACTCTTGACCCACATACATTTGGTTTGAGGACTCCAATTTCATCATTCCCGGAGTAATGACAGTTCCAATATTATTGTACATAGGTGCCGGAATCTCCCTTTGAGCTTCTCTAGCTATCATGTTGGCAATAACTAAGGCACTGTAACGATCTTTTCTCATTCGCCCCTTCTTGCCTGTATCTGTCTTGATCTCAGGAGTATCAAATCTTTCCCTACCCCCCGGAGTGATGGATACCACTACTGTCACGAGTTCATCTTTCAATTCCTCTATTTCCATTACAGCATCTTCCAAAGTATCATACAATCTTAAAGCATGGGATTCTCCCACCTTGTCTTTTAGTTGTCGGAAGGAGATCTTATCTTTCTCACTCATCAAGCTTAAACTGAGAGTATCAAATCTAGGAAAAAGAAGAATTTTATCCTCCATGTCTTTTCTAAGGCCGTGATTGGCCTGAGATGTCCATTCGGCTTTAGCAAATTGAACTAACTCTATAACATGGTCTCCCGCAACACGATCTGTATCTTTTTCTTTTTTCTCTTCAATAATAGGAAGAATGGGCCTTTCTCCTGTAAACATTTTATCATGATCTCTCAAACCTTCCGCTAAAGCATACCCACCTCCCTGAGCATCTATACCAATCCGCACACATGGAAATGTTTTATATAATTCTCTTATTTTTCTACAACAAAAGCTATAATAGTCATTAGCATCTGTTAGCCCAATCTGTTTTCGACTCTGAAAGTCTTTCTTATTAGTCGTCCATGTATATACCACCCGATGATGCTCTGGATGAATCTCGATTATGACTAAAGCAAAGTTATCCTGCTCAGAAGCTGGATCAATACCGAATACATATTTGAGATCTGGATTTCCTCGTGTCGCAGGATCAAACGGAGTAGAACACCATGGAGCCCAATCTGGACTTCCGCAATTGCGGTCATGAGCTACACAGTCTTCAATAAGACTTCTTTTGAAAAAGCCTTGACTATCTGATGTAAAACACGCCCCATATTCCATTTGGTATATTCCGTTGTGCATTGTAGCCCGAGCCCGCGCTACCTGCTGATCATCCATGAATCCCTCAGGAATTAGCTCATAGGGAATGCGAACAACAGAAAATGATTTCCAATCAAGACGCTTCATATATTCTGGAACTTCTTGAAGATCTTCCCCTTCTGCGTCCGCTGCTTTCTTGAAATCACCTTTGGTTTGGATCGTTGATTTATATTTCTTCCAATAAGAAGCAAAATGCTCAAAACCGTATCCACAGGTTCCAGAAATAATAGATTGGTTGGATTGGCGATCCTGATACTTGTCCTCCATACTCTCATTCCAATTCCCCGCTTTTTGTAATATTTTTCGTTTAGCTGCTTCCTTGACATTCTGAGTAGGGTTGGCAGACACTGCAGCAAAACCAGCTACCACAGTTTCATAGATATCCACGGGAATGCTATTGAATTCATCTGCTATAATAGTATGGGCACGCAAACCTCTAATCTTACTTCCATCTCCCAGAGGCACCGCCATAGCCCAACTGTCATTAATCCTCATAGTGCATCTATCCACATCTCTCCGAGGACCACTGTTATCATTACATAAACTTCGTAGTATAGGAGCATTTCTCCAAATGGTATCCATATACTCAAAAATGACCTTAGACTGTCTAAATGCAGCGCCCACAATTACAATCTTGGTTCCGGGAATAAGTGTGCATTTAACCATAGCATAAACAGCTAGTAAAAATGATTTTCCAAAACCACGACTAGCAATATACATGGGAAAGGCGCGACCCCACAATTCCTGTAGAATAACCACCTGTTCGGGCAAAAGCTCGATATTCATCAATTTCTTAACAGTCCATTGAAAATACTCAGGCTTTCTCATTAATCGCAAAACGTGAAGATGTAGATTGTCGCGATCTTCAGGATTAAGATTAGTCAGAGGGTTTTTAATAGACGCTAAATCTTCTTTGGTTAGATCAAGCCACGCATGTTCTGCAGATTCTACATCATAGGTCATTAACATGCCTCATTATTCTAAAAGCCATATCTTCAGCACGAACCTTATCTCCACAAGCTACCACATGTATTCCATGTTCAATGTATGCTGAAGTAATAATGCGCATCATATACTTACCCTTAATGCGAATCTGAGACCACTTATTTCGCGGAACCGTAGACCCTATGGGGTATTGCTCAATCTGATGCCATCCAAACTCAAAAAGCAAAAAAGCATGCGGGAATGAAGCCATCGCCTTCAACTCACGGAAAAATCTTTTCTCCCCACAGTTTCCAGCAAATTCCGAAACCGACTCTTTTCTTTCTATACACAAGAGATGCTCTTTGTCTTTTATAGTATAATCGCCTATGTCTACCTTAGAAGTCTCAGTACCAGCACAATACGCATCTTCATCAAACCACCAGCCGTGACCATCCTTTTCTCGCGTGTCGCGTATAACTGTAAAACGAGTCATTTCCTTGCATCCCACTCTAAAAGTTTTAAGAAAAAGATTTCATACCCTTCTTCATTTCCCTTAATCTTAGTGTGACATTGTTTACAAAGGGTAATACCATTATTGATAGAATAACGTAAAGCAGGATGTCTGTCCCATGTTTTAATATGGTGAACTTCTAGCCTCTTCTTAGAATTACATCCGGGCCACCGACACTTATGCTTGTCTCGCTTGCGAATATCTTTGCGCCACTGAGCATAAGCCGGATCATTCCAATTTCTGTGCTTCATGAATATCATGCTCAACCATTACTTGTACTAATTGTTTAAATTCTATTTCAGGAATCCAAGACAATTGATCTCTGGCCTTATCAGGTTTTCCCTGTAAATATTCCACTTCAGCTGGACGATAAAATTTAGGATCAATTACTACATAGTTACTCCAATCCCACACATCAATCAAAGAAAACGCTTCATCTAAAAATTGTCTAATAGAATAGGTATTGCCTGTGGCAATAACATAATCTTCAGGTTTTTTCTGCTGAACCATAAGGTGCATTGCTTGCACATAATCTCGCGCATGACCCCAGTCTCGTCGCGCATCCAAATTGCCCAATCTCAACTTAGCAAATTGAAAGCCCTGATCTCTAGACATTCTGCCGGGAATATAAACTTCATCTTCATCAAACACAAGATCTTCGTACTTCACTCCGTGACGATTGATCCATACTAAGAATTCCCCGAGCCACTTAGTAATTTTACGAGTCACAAAATTCTCGCCACGGCGCTCGCTCTCATGATTAAATAAAATGCCGCAGCATCCAAAAACATCATAAGCTTCTCTATAAATACGTACAAGATGATGAGCAGCAACTTTAGCTACTGCGTATGGAGATTGTGGCATTAACACAGTCTCTTCGTCTTGATACTTATGAGGTTCTGAAATGTCGGAACTGACTGTATAGTTCTTACCAAACATTTCACTGGTGGATGCCTGATAAAATTTAGTTTCCGGCGAAAACCTTCTAATAGCTTCTAAAAGATGAAGAGGCCCCAATGCATTAACTTGAAAAGTAAAATCAGGTTGCTCAAAGGAACTTCCCACATGAGACTGCGCCGCTAGGTTGTAAATCTCGCTAGGCTTATGTTTATTAACCACTTCATAGACACAACCGGAATCAGCAACCTCTCCCTCTACAATTGAAAAGTTCTGATGATTTAAACACTTGGAAAGCCTATCTAAGGTATTGGTGCTACTACGCCTCTTTAATCCAAATACCTGATAGTCCTTTTCTAATAAAAGTTCCGATAGATAAGAGCCATCTTGACCGGTGACTCCCGTAACTAAAGCTGATTTCATTTGTCTTCCTCTATTAACGTGTCCGCGTTTAAAACTGGTTGATCCACAGTACCATCTTCATATTCATGATAGCCGCCAAGTCTCTTAACTGCTTTCTCAGCCGCCGCTTTGTGAACCTCCATATCAAATCCTTCCTTATCCCGCAACTCTCTTTCATCCAGCTGTCTGAGCCAAGAGCTAAAGTTAGTTTTAGCATCATCAGCATTTCTCTTCCGCTGTTCCCTCGTACCCTTCAAATCCTTAAGAAGCCGCTCTTTCTTTGTAAGCAACTTTTCATGTTCATTAATATAAGCAGATTTAGAAGATATAGCTGCTCCTAACTGAGTTTGAAATGAGGCCAATGCTACAGTGTCCTGCATAGCGCTAGGTTTGTCCATCTCATCCTCAATTAGCTTATTCAGTCGTTCGATATTCTTTAATATCTCTTGGCGGTCTTCCATACCACGATTAATAAGTACTTCAGTTCTAATGACTTCTAGTATCTCCATTTCCTCGGTATGTGTTACATCCTCAGAAAATTGCTTAAAGTAGTCGGTCCACTGATGTTCAAAGAAAATAATCTCGGAATCGGAAAATTGTTTCTTAAGCTCGTGAAAATAATAACGACCTCTTAACTCTACTAAAAGATGCTCATCATCCGTCATGTTACGCATCTTCAGATTTTCTTTATCTATAAACTTTTGTATCGGCGCTGTCGTTCTATTTAGATTATTAGCAATGTCCTCAATAGGAAGATTAAAACAATTCTGCCTAATGAAGTTCATTTCTTCAACTGATAGCTTGCCGCGTTTTTTCGTCATGCTATGGAGTTCCTGTAATGCCAATTGCTAAATACTTATAGTCGATACCAGTAGCGGAAGTATTATAAATAGTAATCAGTCTATTATCTCCAGCAACAGAAGTGCCATAATAATCGTTATGACTGAATGATGAATAAGGTCTAATAGCTATTCCTGAGACATCACCAGAACCGCCACCATAAAACATATTAGTAAAGGCATCTGTTCCTGTAGCTCTAACTACTAAAACATCTCCAGTTCCTGTAGCGGTTGGCTCAAACATAAACGCGCTAATTTGCGAAAATGATTTAGAGACATCTCCTCCAGTAATAGCCTGATGTGTTAGACCAGAGAAATCTATCTCTAGCGTATCACCGGCTGATAATGTTCCTGTATATTTTGCATACTCATTAAAATAATTTGTTAAACCTAGTCCAGTGGGAAGACCGCCTGTACCAGTAGGAAATCCAGCACTAGCATCTAAAAAATACTCTTCGGTTTGACTTTGATCACCCAGTGTAGTTGTAGTGCTATAAGTCAAATATGAAGTAAAACTTGCTGACTTTGTTACGGCCATAACTATTTCCTTAATAAATTACCATTCTTCAGGGTTAATATCATT